TCACTCATCGATGAATTCCTCTTGCAGATTGGTCAAGGTCTTTTCGTCCAGTTGCAGCGCCTCGACAATGAGCTGCACCGTTTCTTGTCGGCCAACCATGCGACCGACCTCAAACATATCCGTCGCGCCCGTCTTATCCGCAGCGACCGGGGGCTTGCCGTAGCGGCTGAACCGCTTCAGATGCGCCAGAATGATCTGGCCGTCTTCCGATAACTTGTTCGTCTTTCCATCGATCAGCGCCCGCTTGTAGGCACGGGAGCGGAACATCACTCGAGCGATTCTCGAGCGCATCACAGAGATCATGCTCGGCATCAGCGTTTCCTCAACCAAGTCAGATATTCAGCGCCTTCCTCTGGCTCCCACCAGACCTTGACCATATCGGGATGGTTGTCCGGCAGCAGAGGGTTGATCGTCGTCAGCCCGCAGGGCGAGAGCGCGTTATCGCGGAACCCTCGCTCTTTAGCGTAGCGGTCGTACACCTTGTACGAGGCCACCTTCATCAAGTGCATCGTGATGCCCGAGATCGGGTCTTTCAGAACCGAATAGGCGCTTTCGTGCTTATGGCCTGCGACGTAGATGTGATCGCGTGTTCCGAGCATTGCGGCCTTCATCGGGCCGTGAGCCGGATTCCAGATTGACGATCCTGCGTGGTCGTGGCGGGCGTTCACACGCACCTCGCGCCCGTTCGGAAACTTCAGCGCTATGCGGGCCTCGGATGACTTGTACAACGTGCTTTGCTGTTTTGCGATCCACTTGATGGGGTCTCCAGATCCAGACCACATATCGTGATTGCCGCCGATCATATACAGCCACCGGCAGCGATCGATGAACCATTCGGCCAGACGCCAAGCCTGTGCGGCAGACGTTGCCTGCTCGCCGTAAAGCCTTGCTAGACGGCCTACCCAGTTATTGGTCGTATCGCCCACATTGCAAGCGAACAGCCCCTCGGTGCGATTGCAAAGGTCTGTGTGCCGCTCGAGCGCCTCGATGTCGGTGCCGTCGTCGTCAACGTGCGGGTCGCCAAAATGCAACAGGCCGATCGGGCCGCCGATCTTGATGCGAATCGGGATGAGCTTTGACGCCTCTTCGTGTTCGCGCTTGTGTGCAAACTTGCGCTTGCGCTGCTCGATCAGCTCGTCGATGGATACGTCGTCATCCGGCAGCGGCGTGAATTCAAACTCTTTCTCGACTGGCGTCTGACGTCCGGGCTGGTATGTCGATACTGGAATCGACGCGCCCTGCGCCTTCATGCGCTTGAGGCGGTGCAGAAACGTGCGCTCGTTGAGCCCCAGCTCCGCGGCTGCTACCGCCCGTACCCCATTGTGCTTGCGTAACGTCTCGAGTATCTGATCGTCCGTTGCCTTTGCGGCTACCACAGCATCACCTTTTGCGAGTTACTTTGATGCCGAGTTCCTTTCGGCGCTCTGCTGTCCGGGCATCGTCCCTAACAGCAGTCCATTCCAAATGCCCGTCAATGAGCCTGTATTGTTCTTTATGGGTGAGCGCGCAATCGCAGCACTCGGTGTAGGTGTATCCCTTTACGCGGTACCAGATTCCGTCGTACATCTGGACGACAGGTACATTCGCATCTCGTCTTGCCTTCGAGCCACCAGCCCGGGCAGAACCTTTCCGCCGCCTTTTGTCCACTTCATGAACTCCTGCGCAGCGCCCCAAAAGTCACCGCGGTTATGTTTCATGCGCAACGAAGAGCGTTGCAGATTTCCGAGGCCCACGTTGAAAGAGAAGGAAACAAGGCTGTCGAACTGGCCTTGACGATCAGCAGCAAGAGCGCAATATCGGGCCACGCCACGCTCAAATCGCGCAAGGTCTTTAGCAAGTAGATCGTCCACTTCAGCCATAGACCAAACACGGTCGTCCTCGGGTTTTAGCGGATAGTCCCGGCGCAGAGGAAAGTTGCCATTGTCTGCCGTTCTGACCACCGGCAACCGTGCCTGCTCCGGATACAGAACATGGCCGACTCCCACCGTCCACAACTTGGCGGGGCAAAGATACGGTCGCAGGCGAACTCCTTCGTGATGCTTGATCGCGGCGAGCGCCTGCTCGCTTATGTTCATTTCTTAAATGCTTGCGTCCCAAACCAAAATGCAATGATGCTCGAAAGAATCAACATTTCATCTTCGCTGAACACATTTTCCATAGCCAAGGCAAACGGGATGCCCGTGCTATATGCGTACCATACACCAGTTGCATTCAAAACAACAAGTTCCAGCACAAAGATATAAGTCACTACAGGTCTGACCGAGGCCCGCAGGTTGACGATCCATTGGCTCGCCCCCTTGCCGATCTCCATGTCATGGGCGTACAGGGCCGATCGCTCCTGCGCCTGTGTCTGCATGGCTACCTGCTCGGTTTTGATCTCTTCGATACGCTCCTGCGACTGGAATCCACGAGCCGCCATCTCAAGCTCTTTCTCCTTCTGGAGAGCTAGGATGGAAAGCTCATGCTTTTTGTCCTGCTTGTCTTGGAAAAACTCAAGGATCTTCGGGAGGCCGCCAGCGAGGAACGACAGAAACGTAGAAACTAATGTCATCATTTGGCGCGTTCCTCAAGCAGTTTTGTTCTCACTTGCAAATCATGGATGTCGTCCATGATCTCGTCTTTCAGTTGCTGCCGCTTGGCCGCACTCAATGGGCTGTCAGTCGGCACACCGTCTTCGGTGATCAGAATCGGGATCTTGCTCTCAATGGCGATCAGCCGATTGTTAAACGAGGCAATCTCGGTCAGGAGCCAACCGACCGCGGCTAGCAGAACCGGGAACAACATATCGATGATCTTTTGCATATTCATTTATCGGCCTTCTTGTTCAGCAGGTCGAATAGCGTTTTCATCTTGTCCTCAAGGACAGCGACACGCAGATCTAGCTTTGACAGCACAATGATCAGCGTGATCATCGCAAGGATGACCGGCCACGCTCGAGTAAAGATCTCGAACAGTTCCATGCTACTTGTCCGCTTTAGTGGTCGAGAGCTGGTTTATCAGATTGAAAATGTCGTCGAGGGTTCGGCGAATGTGCTGCACATCGTCCCGGTAGTCAGCCTTGGTGACGTACATATGCGGCAGATTGCGCACATCCCGGTCGAGCTTCTCGATTGAGCGGGTCAGGCTATTTAGAATCCAGCCGATCATGAAGCCAGACGCGCCGACCAGAATGTTGAACATCATCTGCGCATCCATCGTCAAACTCCCGGGACAGCTCTACGCGGAGCCGATGCCGCGATCTGTTCGGCCTTGGCAAATCGTTCGGCGGCTTGGCCTGCAATCGGAGCGGCAGCCAGCAACTGCTCTGTCTGCTGCTGTTGCGCATCCTCGGCATCCATAGCCTCGAGCTCCTCATCGGTGCGCAGTGCCTTGGCCGGGACACCGTTGGCCTCGGCAATGAGCTTGATCGCCTCGTCGGCATTAATGCGGCGCAGCACAGACATATCGCCAGAGACCTGCGCGACCGGCAGCATGGCCTCGATCGTGCGCAGGATGCCCGCAGCCTCTTCGGTCTTCATCAACCGAGCGAGCGGCCCCTGATACCTCGGCAGAATCTCGCCACCGGATGATAGGTAGTCGAGCAGCACGGGCGGCGGCTCCGGCAGGTTGAAGCTCGCCGAGAGCAGATCGAGTTCGCGGTCGATGATCGGCCCCAAGAATTCCGACTGCTGGCGACCCATCGTCGGCCCGAGCAGAGCGCCCTTCTCTTGCGCGCGCTGCAACACTTCAGTTGCAGTCATCGTGCGCGGCTCTTCGACAAGGATCTGGAACAACGTCACCAAGAACGAATCGTTCACGGCGCGACGCTTCTGATCAGCCATCTCAATGCCGATCGGCAGATTGCCGCCCGTCATCAGAGGCTGCACTAGCGGCGTACCGTCGTCACGCAGGTAGCCGTAGTTCAACGCATTGGGGCGCACAGAGAAGGCATTCAAAGCCCCCTCCTCCGTCAGGATGAGCGGAGGATCGACCATGCGGTGCGCCATACGGAGCATGGTTTTTTCCATCTCTTGCAGAGACTTGATGTCGGCCAGAGCCTCCATCGCAGGAGAGCGCCCATAAATCTCACGCGGGCCGGTAACGTACCGACCAACCGCATACGGCATCACTCGATAGCCGCTGTCCTCGAGCAGCACTTGCCCTTCTCGAGAGACGTAGCGCGACAAATATCGCATACCGTCAGCGCCAGCCATGCCTTCCTTGTAGTCGGTGTTCGGGCGCACACAATGCACAAACTCGAACATCGTGTTCGGCGCGCTCTTGGCCTGCTCAACAATGCCGCGGGGCAGCTTGCCAGCCCAGCCCGGAATCTGGATCGCTTGGCGCGCAGAGAGTTGGAACGAGCGATAAACCGTATCGACGCGGCCAACGTGGTCGAGGTCGATGACAAGCTCCGAAAGCGGGATCGCGCGGTATCGCAGCGTGACACCCGGCACTTCGTCAATAAACATTGCAGACGTACCAAATGCACCAAGGCTCATGTAGCACTCGAATGCCTGCGAAGCAAAGTTTGCGCTCGGCGAGTACCGTTGCCGGAACATAATGTCACGCAAACTGTCGCACCAGCGGCGAACAGCAATGTCGTCATCTAGTTCTGGAATGCCCGTGTACAGCCCGTGCCACAGTTGGGTCGCAGGAGTCAGCATCGAATCCATCGCAGCAGAGAACCGCGGCAGAGCGCGCTGTGCAGTCGAGTCGAAGATCTTCTCCGATCGCTTCTCGCCCGGTGTACGCCAGCCAGTCATCTCGGCCATCGTCGGCCAGACGCGCTCGGCTACTTCCTGCCAATGATTCTCCCATGTACCACGCGCGCCTTTCAGACGATCGTAGCCCTCGAGGACTTCAGCAGCGCGTGAATCAGCCATCTTTACTTACTCCAAGGCAACCGCACAAACGAGACAGGCTCTGGCTGGTTAGCCACCTGCGCCTGCACCTTGGCCTCGTATTCGCCAGCAGCAGCACCGAGTGCTTGCTTTACCCACTCCACAGCCTGCTCGTGAGTCACCAAGTCAAACGCCACAAAGGCGGCAGCATCGGGCGGCAGTAAGTCTACCTCGCCGAACGTATAGCCGTGTTTAGCGCCGTCAGACACCAGCACATCAAACGTGCAGCGAACGATCACATCGCTCAAGCCGCCGACGCTAGACGTTTCTATTCGGGTGACTTTCCAAGTAGCCATTAGACAGGTACTCCATCGACGGTGATGTCGAACTCATTGTTCGCTACAGCAGAAGCGGTCTCGGGTGTAGGCTCGAAAACCATTTCCGGCACATCGCTTTCTGGCAGCGTCGCAGCGTACTCACATTCTACCCAAGCCATCTCGCCGTGGTTCCAGTTCCATTGAAAGCCCGGACGATCCTCGGGCTTTGGGTCACGCACCACCCATTCGGCGTTTTCCCACCGGACTTCTTTGCCTTCCGGCGCTTCCGGCTTGGCGGGAACCTCGTACCAACCCTTGTTGTTGTCGATCTGCTCGACGGGGTAGTGGCCTTTGAAACTATAAAGCGTCATGGGTTATCTCACAGAAGCGGGAACGCGGTGGTCGGCGGGGTGAAGGCAGCGGTGTAGCGGGCGATGCCTTTGGTAATGCGGAAGTCGTCAATGTAGCCATTCATTGAATAAATAAACGACCCAGTTGTTCCCATTGCCCCGACAATCAATGCTGACGCATCCGTGTAAACGCTGCCCGACAAAGTTGTAGTCATCGTATTTTTTATACCATTGACGTATACCGAAAAATCAGCCCCATACCGCACCCACGCAATATGGTTCCAAGAGCCGGAAGTAATTGTGCTAGTTGTAGCCGTATTAAATAGCCACGCCGCGCCACTTGTTGAAACTTGCGTTTGTACGGTTCCTGTTGTGTTGATATACGAGTTAACCCACTTTGTTTCCGTTCCCGTATTTACACGCTTACCAAACACCGCATAAGGATTCGTCAAGTTGTTAAGGTACACCCAGCATTCAATCGTGAAATCACCAGACCCAAGGTTGTAATTCTGCCCATCTGGGCTAGACAGCCAATCCCCCGTCCCATCGAAATACATCGACGAGCCGCCGAACTTGGATTGCGTCGTGCTGATCTGCGCGTTGCCGACCGTCTCAAGATCGTTCTTGGACGTAGCGTCGTAGATGCCTGCGTTGGTGAAGTTGAGCAGGAGCGAGGTGTTGGTGATCGCGGTGAGGGGTGCCGTTGGGGGCGTAAATGCGGAGGTATAGACAGCCGTGCCTTTGACAATACGAGCGTTAGAGATATAGCCCGTAAACTCAAACCCGGTTGGGTACTCCGCGCCAATCCGAACACCGTTTGCCGCATCACCAGTAAACGAAGTTGCGTTTGTAGCCTGACCGACATTTGTTCCGTTTAGGTAAAGCGTAATCGTTGAGCCACTTCTAACCAGAGCAACATGGTTCCATGCGTTTAACTGGGCGGCAGTTGAGGCTGTAATAACCGCGCTGCTTGTTAAGAAAATGATGACGTTGCT